GCATCAGGCCACGCCGCTGACAGGCCGAACACCACCGGACCATCAGGTGAACCATCCGCGCCCGCCCGCGCCGACCATCTCTCCCGCGGGATGACCAGCCAACCGCCAGCGTCCTCATCCCACACCCCGAGAGCCTCACGCCAAAAATCGGCCGGGCTCAGAAGCGTCTTCATCCGCAAAATAGCCCGCGTCGGGGTGCGCAACGGATGCGACGGGTTCGCCTCACGCCACGACTCAGGGTCATCCGGGTCGCAATCAGGCCGCGCTGACATCTCCGCGTAGAGAACATCATTGGTGATGCCGTTGAGTGCGTCCGCCCGCAAACGGGTGAACACCTCACCCGGATCCGTCGGCTTCGGCGGCGTACCCATCAGCACAATCTGCGGATTCGTGGCCTGGTTCAGGGTCGGAACAAGGTCCGCAAGCGCATATTCGGTCAAAATCTGGCCCTCATCGAGGACCAGACGGCCCACTTTCGTGAACCCACGAACCGCGCCACGCTCCCGAGCTGCGAACAGGATCCTCGAGCCGTTACGGAACGGGATGCATTCGTTCCCAGCGGCGGTAGTGATCTCGTCATAGTCGATGTGCTGCCGCAATTTAGGCGATTTCGCCCAACCGCGCATCTCATTGAACGATTCGCGGGCCACCTTGAACCGGTGAGCTGTCCACACCGTGGTCGTACCAGGGTTGATGATCGAATCAGCGAACACGATCCCGCCGATGTCGTACGTCTTCCCAACCTGCCGCGGAATCGACAACACAACCGTGTCCGCCGCATGCAAACCGGCGCTATTCTTCGCCAGAATGCACCGATTCAGGGCCTTCTGCCACGGATCGAACAGAATCCCGATCTGCTCACACGTTCGCTCAGTAGCCGGGAAGGCGTGAGACACAATCCCGTCAGGCAGAACCAGACGTGACGCCTCAGGTAACAGCCCATTCCTCGTCGGGCGTTCCCGCGGCTGAACCAACGTCATCTAACCCCTCCGCCGCATCCAACGCCTCGATCTGCTTAGCGATATCGAGGAGTCGGAGCGATAAAGAGGCCAAATCCCGCGGTGGAGTGCTCTCATCCTGCACCGCCTTAGCGATCCGAGACCGAACAGCCACCAGTAACTCACGGTGACTGCCGCGGGCGGCTGCATCCACGATTGAAGGTGCCCGCTTCTCGGGGACTGGCACGGCGGCCTCATTCACCGCCCGCAATGTCCGATTCGATGCCATTCGCACCCCCAGAATGGGTGATGAGCGGAAAATTGAGTGTGTAAAAGTCGCGCTCAGAGGCAGTCATCGCAGCTCAAGCGTCCGTCGTGACCCTCCCCCCCTACTCTGAGTTACCAGATGGGGAGTTGGGATTGTCCGACTGCGCGGCGTGATGGTTGGAAGCGACGCCATTTCTGGATGGTTGGTTGTCTTGGTGATAGTGCAGGTAGTGCGACAGCTCGGTGTGGTTGATAGCGTGCGGCGTTGCTGCGTCCGCCTTTGCGTGCACCGTCTGTTCGGTTGCATCGCATATGGCATGGGCCAAGGTAGGCGGTGCGGTCGTCGGTGTGGCCTAGGTCCCAGCGTTGCCATGAGTGGATGGTGCGGTTGGGCATGAGGCAGACGGGCTGGGCGCAGCGTGCCTGTCCACTGGCTACGACGGGGGCCCAGCGTGCGCGTTCTTTCTGGTGGGTGAAGCCGTATCCCTGGGTGGTGGTGGCGCCGGGTTGGGCGGGGTGGCGGCGGGGCATTAGCTGAGTATCCCCATCAGTTGGGGTGCCGCCCCGTTGGGTTGGGTGCCCTCGGGCTGGGTGCTGATGAAGACGGGTACAACGTTGGTGTCGAGTTCTTTCAGCTGTTCGAGGAGTTGTTCTACTTGGTGGTTCTCGATGTGTCGGCGGTAGATGGGTAAGACGGTGGGGCGTTCGAGTGCGGTAGCTATGCGTTCGAGTGCGGCCGCGATGCGAGCTGCGTAGTCGATGGGGCTAATACCGTCCATTAGAGGATCCCGATGAAGGCTTG